AGAACGATTAAAAAACGGAATGATTTCTTTGCAAGAACAAATAAAACAACAAACAGAATATATTGCAAAGTTGGAAGAAATGTTACCAAAAACTGCAAAGAAAAAATTAGCGCTTGCACAAGAAACAGTTGTAGAGGAGATTAAACAAAAAGAAGGAACTATTGATAATGTATCATTAAAATCATTATCAGCTGGCGGGTCCTTCTAAATGGCAAACACAACAATTGAACTCAGACAATCGAGTTCAACGGGCCAGACCCCATCATTAGGTGTTCTTGCAAATGGCGAGTTAGCAATTAACCGCGCCGATGGTATTCTTTATTATAAATCGTCAAGCAACACTTTAGGTTCAATTCGCACCACACAGCCCGCCGGGCTGACAACTGAAGTTCAGTTCAATGATGCTGGTTCTTTTGGCACAGATTCCAATTTTACATATAACAAAACAAACGACATATTAACTGTTGTTGGTGGCGTTATTGCAGCGGGAATCAATGTTGCGCCGGCTTTGGCAGCAAATGCGGTTTATTCTGCTGCAGCATTTAATCAAGCTAATTCAGTTTACTTACCTTCAGTTACTCGCTTAAATGTAACGAATAGTGGTAGCTCTGCATACTTGATTGATCAGTATTTGGGTAGCAATCCAACAATTTACATAAACGCTGGCGAAACAATAGCATTTAATTTAGCTGTCACGGGTCATCCATTCATGATTCGTGTATCAAGTGGAAGCACAAATTATAGTAATGGTTTAACTCACATTGCAACAGATGGAACTGCTACAACAAACTCATCAGCACAAGGTCAAGTAACAGGCACTTTATATTGGAAAGTTCCTTTTGAATTAGCTAGTAACAATTATGTTTATCAATGCTCAATTCATTCGGGAATGGTTGGAACAATACGAATTGGAGAACCGAGTGCTGTTGTATTAACTCAGACCAATGCTGCCTTTAGTAAAGCAAATTCCGCTAATATTTTAGCACAGGCAGCATTTGATGCGGCCAATTCTTCCTCATCAGCAGCAGGTGCTTTTGATAAGGCAAATACTGCTAATATTACTGCTGAAGCCGCATTTAGTAAAGCAAACTCAGCAAATGTTTTAGCGCAATCGTCATTTAATAAAGCTAACACTGCCAATGTAACTGGTGAAGCTGCATTTGCAAAAGCCAACACTTCTAATGTAACAGGCGAAGCCGCGTTTGCGAAAGCTAACACTGCCAATGTTACCGCAGAAGCGGCATTTGTAAAAGCCAATACGGCCAATGTAACGGGTGAAGCTGCATTTGCAAAAGCAAATGTTGCAACAACAATTGCTGATTCAGGATACGCATTTGCAAATACTGTTAATATAAAAACAGATGCGGCGTTTGCTTTTGCCAATTCTGTTAATATAAAAACAGATGCTGCGTTTGCTTTTGCCAATTCTGTTAATATAAAAACAGATGCTGCGTTTAGTAAAGCCAATGCAGCAAATATATTAGCACAAGCTGCATTTGATAAAGCGAACACGGGAAGTGGAGGTGGAGGTGGAACAACAGATTTCGGATTTGGTGTTATTTACACGCCAAATAATGCAATATATGCTAATGCCACATCTGCAAATGATAAACTTATAATTGTTGGAGAATCAAGTGTTGTTGTGTTTGCTAATTCTTCAACAAAAACAATTACTGTTGCTGGAACGCCTGGAGCACAAGGTTTGACTGTAGATTATGGGTTTGTTGCAGACACTTTATTTTATTCAATTGATTACGGAACACTCTCATAAATACTAACTAACCATGCCAACTCAAGTCCAATTTCGTAGAGGTAATACAGCACAAACTGCAGCGTTTACGGGTGCGGTAGCTGAGCTTACTGTAGATACCGATAAAAAAGTTGTTGTTGTCCATGATGGTTCAACAGCAGGCGGTTTTCAATTAGCGAGAGAAAGTGCATTAGCTGCTAATCTTGTATTTACTCAAGCAGCATTTGATAAAGCCAATCAAACTGCTCAATTAGCGTTTACAACAGTTGCAGCGAACGGTACAAATCTTGTTGCTGATGCAAATAATGACACGCTAACAATCACTGCAAATACTGCAAATGGTATTCAAATTCTTTCCACAGCATCAACGGATACTCTTGACTTAGGATTAAAACCATCTGGTGTTACTTCAGGAACTTATGGTAATACTACTACTGCTGTAACAATTACAATAGATCAGTTTGGTAGAATTACATCGGTAAGCCAAACTGCAATTACTGAAACAGATCCACAAGCATTGGCATTTGCAATTGCATTGGGATAAATGGGGATAAATAATACTTATGGCCAAACCAACTACAAGAGTTCAGTTTAAAGATTATTGCCTGCGTCGTATAGGCTGGCCTGTCATTCAAATTAATGTGGATGATGATCAAATTGAAGATAGAATTGATGATGCATTGTCTTTTTTCAATGATTATCATTTTGACGGCACAGAAAAAATCTATATGAAGCATAAAATTACGGATACTGATATATCTCGCCGTTGGATTTATGCTCCTGACGCAGTAACTTTTATTACTGGCGTATTACCGTTTGATGATTCCAATTCATCAATCAATATGTTTGATCTAAGATATCAATTAAGGTTGCACGATTTATATGACTTTACATCGGTATCTTATGTTTCATATGAAATTACAATGCAACACATTCGATCTTTGCAATTACTTTTTGCAGGAACACCTCAATTCAGATTCAATCGTAAACTAGACAAATTGTTTCTTGACATTGATTGGGATAGGGATTTAAAAGCAGGTGAATATGTCATTGTTGAATGCTATCGTAAATTGGTTCCAGATACCATTACATTAACAGGCACCGTAACAGGTAATACTTTGTCAAATACATTGACTGGTTATGGTACGACTTTTGATCAACAGGTTTTAGAAAATGATTTTATTTTAATAGATGGCCAGTCAAAACAAATTCGGAACATCAATTCTGCAACTCAAATTACATTAGTTGGGCCACTCAGTTCAAATGTAACCAATGTAACTGTTACTGTTGCTGGCATTTCAGATGTGTGGGATGACCGCTTCTTGAAAAGATATGCAACTGCTCTCATCAAAAGACAATGGGGTGAGAATATGAAGAAATTTGGTGGCATTCAAATGCCGGGTGGTGTCACATTAAATGGTAAAGAAATTTACGATGAAGCGGTTGAAGAAATTTCAAAAGTTGAAGAAGAAATTTTCAACCTCAACAGTTTACCTAGTGAAATTTTTACCGGATAATGTTGAATGCCTCCAACCAGCGTATATTTTAATCACTTTCCATCTAATCAAATTACTCAAGAGCAATTGCTCGTTGAGGACTTGGTTATTGAGGCCATGCAAATCTATGGCATGGATGTTTATTATCTTCCAAGAACAGTAAGAACAGGTAATGAAATTGATTACATGTTTGGTGAAGATACTCTCAAAGAATACAAATCTGCATATCCATTAGAAATGTATCTGGAAAATGTGACTGGTATGGACGGTGAGGGTGACTTTATTTCTAAATTTGGCCTTGAAGTTCGTGATGAAATAACACTATTAGTTTCTCGCCGAAGATTTAAATATGCTATTGGTACCTTGAATTTAGCACGACCGCGAGAGGGTGATTTGATATATCTTCCTCTTGTTGGAACTTTCTTTGAAATTACATTTGTTGAACATGAAAATGACCAAGCAATGTTTCACACATTAGGTCGTGGTCGTGGTGGTAATGAGTATGTATATGCAATGAAACTCAAACAATTTGTATTTTCAAATGAAATAATTTCTACTGGTATTGCAGAAGTTGATGATGACATTAGAGATGCCTATCGTAGAAGCCAATTAACATTGAAGCTAACTGTTGGTGCAGGCACTTATGCAAATGATGAAATTGTGTTTCAATCTTCAGATGGTACTTTGGCAAATGCAAATGCTCAAGCAATTGTTCATTCATGGTCCTCTACTGCCGGCGCAAGAAAACTTGATATCTATCGTGTAATTGGAACTTTTGCAAATAATTCTAATACAATTGGTGCAACATCAAGAGCATACTATACAACAGCGGGAACAGTAGACGATGGTGCATTTGATAATGCTGCATTCCACGATATTGTTGATAATGTCAGAATAGAAACGGAATCTGATAGTATTATTGACTTTACTGAAATAAACCCATTTGGTGAGCCCTGATGTTAGGTAATGCACATTTTTACAATCGCACAATACGCAAAATTGTTGTTGCGTTTGGTACACTTTTTAATGACATTTACCTACAAAGGTATAATAAGTCAGGTGCAACTTCTTTTGAAAAATTCAAAGTTCCTCTATCTTATGGTTCAAAAGAAAAATATCTCACTCGCATTACAAGCGAACCTGATTTTAAAAAATCTGTCAGTACAGTTGTACCTCGCATATCTTTTGAAATGACAAGTATTAGCTACGATTCTAGCCGAAAACAAGTAACAACATTACGAAATTTCAATCAAGCAGCAACAAATGTAAAGTCACAATACGTACCCGTACCATATGACTTTAGTTTTTCAATGTCCATTTTTGTAAGAAATACCGAGGATGGTACACAAATCATTGAACAAATTCTTCCATTTTTTACTCCAGATTTTACAGTAACAGTAAATTTTATCTCTGAAATGGGTAAAAAATATGATATGCCCGTCATATTAAACTCAGTAAATTCCTCTACAGATTATGAAGGTGATATGCTAAGCACCAGATTAATCATTTGGGACTTACAGTTTACCGTTAAATCATTCTTATGGCCAGCTGTTAGAAGTAACATTGGACTCATTGGTGATTCTTATGCGAATACTGCCAATGCAGGCAATATATCATATGGCCGTGCGTTTACAAATATGTACATTGAACCTCGTGATAAATTCAGTCAACAAGTTACTGTTGATTATGCAAATGGTAACAATTTTTTCACAACAGGTGAAACAATTCGTGTTCAAAATCGTGGAGAAATTACAGGTAAAGTATTGTACTTTAGCAATTCAAATACTGGAACATTGATTATTTCTAGTTTAACGAGATTATTAGAAGCAAATAATATCATTCGTGGTGATTATAGCCGTGCAAGATATAGAATTACCGCGGCACAAAAAAATCCAATTAAAGTTGTTGAAATTGTAACAACTGCGGTTCCACAAGATACTGATCCAGACGATGAATTTGGTTTTGCAGAAACAATAACTGAATTTCCTAATATAACATGAAAAAATTAAATGAAAAACTATCGGAGGCTTTAAATGTTGAACCCGTTAAATTTGAGGTTACCGAAGTAAAAGAGTCCACTTCCGTTGCTCCTATTGATACATTACCGGCAACAGCGATTGATGATGATGCTGCATTTGCACGGTGTAACATTCGTTCTTTAATTGAAAAAGGCAACAAAGCAATGGATGATTTATTGAATGTTGCAAAAGCATCTGAGCATCCTCGAGCATACGAGGTTGCTGCGGGTCTTATTAAAAACCTTTCGGATTTGAATAAAGATTTACTTGAAATTCAAAAACGCAGAAAAGATTTATCACCACAAGAAGCATCAAATGTCAAAAATATGAATGTGGAAAAAGCGGTATTTGTAGGCTCCACAGCAGATTTGGTGAAACTATTAAAAGTAAGGAGTGAGTGATGATAGCAGATGGTTATTTGGGAAACTTGCATCTAAAAAAAATTGGCGTTGAAATTTCTTTTACCGAAGAGCAAGCACAAGAACTTATTAAATGTTCTACTGACCCCATTCATTTTATTAGAACATATGTAAAAATTGTTAATGTTGATAAGGGTCTTATTGATTTTGACATGTGGTCCTTTCAAGAAAATATGATTCATGCATTCCATTCAAACCGATTTTCTATTTGTAAAATGCCTCGCCAAGTTGGTAAAACCACTACGGCAGTTGGTTATATGTTATGGTGTGTTTTATTCAATGAAGATTATACAATTGCAATTCTTGCCAATAAAGGTATTTTAGCGCAAGAAATCCTTTCGCGCTTACAAAAAGCCTATGAGCATCTTCCAATATGGCTTCAACAGGGTGTTATTGTTTGGAACAAAAGGAATATTGAACTTGAAAACGGTTCAAAGATTTTTGCATATGCAACATCTGCCGCAGGTATTCGTGGCGGAACTTATAATCTGATTTTTTTAGATGAATTTGCTTTTGTTCCCAAGAATATGGCAGATGACTTTTTTACATCCACTTATCCTGTTATTTCATCAGGTCAAACCACAAAAGTCATTATTGTTTCAACACCATATGGCCTCAATCATTTTTATAAAATGTGGATTGATGCAACAGAGGGTCGCTCTTTATACAAACCACTTGAAGTTCATTGGTCAATGGTACCTGGCAGAGATGCAAAATGGAAAGAAGAAATAATTCGCAATACCTCTGAAGAACAATTTAGACAGGAATTTGAAACAGAATTTCTTGGTTCAACAGCAACGCTTATTTCTGGAGTCAAATTAAGAAGTCTTGCGTTCAAAGACCCACCATGGCAAGAAGAAAACTTTGATATCTACGAATTACCAAAACAAGGTCGTTTGTATATTGCCACAGTTGATTGTTCAGAAGGTGTTGGATTAGACTATCATACAATTAATGTAATTGATGTAACAGAAACACCATATAAACAGGTTGCAAAATACAGGAACAATAAGTTACCTTTGTTGTTTTTTCCAACAATTATCTATTCTATTTGCCGAAGATACAACGAAGCATTTGTTTTGATTGAGACAAACAATGTTGGTCAACAGGTCGTTGATATTTTACATTATGATTTAGAGTATGAAAATATCTATAAAATCGATCATCATCATATCAAAGGTCAAGCAATTTCAGGAGGTTTTAAACGAACATCTAGTTTTGGCATTAAGACAACAAAAACAGTCAAAAAAATTGGATGTGCTAATTTAAAGACTCTTGTTGAATCAAACAAGTTGCTTATTCAAGATTTTGACACAATTGCTGAATTGAATACCTTTGTTCGTGTCAGAGATTCTTTTGCTGCCGAAGAAGGAAATACTGATGATATTGTAATGGGTCTTGTTTTATTTGCATGGTTAACTGCACAAAGTTACTTCAAAGATTCAACAAATATAGATATTCGTAAGGTTTTGTTGGAAGAACAAAATCTGTTGGGAGAAGAAGATCTTACTCCTGTTGGAATTATTGATGATGGTCGAAAAGAAGAAGTTCTTGTTGATTCCGGTGATGTCTGGACCAAAAAAGGGTATATTTCTTCAAACTTATAAAAAACTAAATAGACAATAAAACGAGTATCGTTCTATAATCAAAGGAGAAATCCATGGCATTTCAGCTCTCACCAGGCGTAAATGTATCAGAAATTGACCTGACTACAATTGTGCCATCAGTCGCCACTAGCATTGGCGCGTTTGCGGGGCCGTTTGCTTGGGGTCCAGCCAGTGAAGTCATCACCATTTCTGACGAAGTTCGTCTTGCCGACAAGTTTGGTAAGCCAGATTCCACTAATTATGAATACTGGTTCTCAGCTGCAAACTTTCTTGCATATACTAGTAATTTAAAAATTGTTCGAGCAGTATCAATTGCATCTACACGCAATGCGATTGCGGATAGCTCTGCAACTGCTATTTTGATTAAAAATGAGGATCATTGGGAAAACAGTTTCTCAGGCGGTCAAGCCTCGGTAGGTGAGTTTGCTGCACGTTATCCTGGTGAGATTGGCAATTCACTTAAAGTTTCGATGGTAGATGCCAACACTTATAACAATTGGTCATTTTCCTCTAGTTTTAATTCTGCGCCAAGTACATCAACATTTGTATCAAATAAAGGCGGCAGCCATGACGAGCTTCATATAATTGTTGTTGATGAAGATGGTAAGTTTACTGGAACAAGAAATACCGTTCTTGAAACATTTCCATTTGCTTCTAAAGCGGCTGATGCAAAAGACGATTCAGGTAGCTCAACTTTTTATAAGAATGTTCTTGCAGAAAAATCAAAGTATATTCAATGGATGGATCATCCATCGACTGGTACTAATTGGGGTGGTAATTCCACAATTGCATTTGCAAATTTAACTTCCAATGTAACAGTGTCGCTTGTAAAAGGTGCTGATGGCACTATTCCAGCTGCTAATGTGATAACGGCATACGATTTCTTTGATGATGCCGATTCTGTTGACATTTCACTGGTTGTTGCTGGTCCCGCTGATACAGCTGTTGCAGCTGACCTTATTTCAATGGCAGGAACTCGTAAAGATTGTATGGTGTTCTTGTCGCCAGAAAGAGCAGATTGCGTAAACAATGCTGGAAATGAAGTTACTGATAGCGTTGCCTTCCGTAATACACTAACATCTTCTTCGTATGCTGTTATTGATAATAATTGGAAGTATCAATACGACAAGTATAACGATGTGTATCGTTGGGTGCCAATGAATGGTGATGTTGCTGGTCTGTGTGCAAGAACCGACCAAGAAAGAGATCCTTGGTTCTCACCGGGTGGTCTAAATCGTGGTATCATTAAAAACATCATCAAGTTGGCATATAATCCAACTAAAACAAATCGTGACGATTTGTATGTTAAAGGAATTAATCCAATTGTTTCTTTCCAAGGTGAGGGCACAGTTCTTTTTGGTGACAAAACAATGCAGAGCAAACCAAGTGCGTTTGATCGCATCAATGTTCGCCGTTTGTTCATTGTCCTTGAAAAAGCAATTGCTCGTGCGGCTCGTTTTTCATTATTTGAATTTAATGACCAATTCACAAGAGCTCAGTTTGTTTCAATAGTAGAGCCGTTTTTGCGTGATGTTCAAGGTCGCCGTGGTATTACCGACTTCCGTGTGGTCTGTGACGAAACCAATAATACTGGTGAAGTTATTGACCGTAACGAATTTGTTGGCGATATCTATATTAAACCTGCGCGCTCAATCAACTTTATCCAACTTAACTTCGTTGCAGTTCGCACAGGCGTAAGCTTCGATGAAGTTGTTGGGAAGTTTTAATAAATAGAGAACGGGAGAAAAATACATGGCTTTTAATGTAAATAATTTTAGAGCACAAATGGTAGGGGACGGTGCGCGTCCCAATTTGTTTGAAGTCTCTATGCCTTTTCCTGGTTTCTCTGCTCCAGGAAATGCACAAACAAAACTTACATTTATGTGTAAGACTGCACAATTACCAGGTGCAACTATCGGTGTGGTACCAGTGCAATATTTTGGCCGTGAATTAAAGTTTGCAGGTAACAGAACTTTCCAAGACTGGACAATCACTGTCATTAATGATGAAGATTTTACGATACGCAACGCTTTTGAACGATGGATGAACGGAATTAATTCACATAATTTGAACATTCGTAATCCAATTGCTCTTGCACCTTTTGGTTACACAGTTGATGGTGATGTTACTCAATATGGTAAATCAGGTAATACATTAAAAAAATATAAGTTTGTAGGATTATTCCCAACAGATTTAACCGCAATTGATGTTGATTGGGGTTCAAATGATGCAATTGAGGAGTTCTCTGTAACTCTGTCTTAT